ACTACTGTCAGCGGTTCACCTACTGTGGCGGTCACAAGCTATGTAGATTATGGAAGCAACACAACTTCTTTCGTTACTGCTACCACTATGTCTACCGTTAGAACCACAGGAAACGTAGCCTTTATGACCCCAATTTCTTCAGGGTCAAGATACGGTATTCTTAGAGCCAAAGGTATTATTAGGGTTACAGGTACAGGTACAACAAAGATCTATCCAGGTCTATCGGCTTCAGCAACTAACGACAACACTTGGATCGTACAATCAGGGCTTATCTTCAATCTGACACCTATCGGTAATGGAACAGTAACCACAGTTGGGACTTGGACATAATGAATGAAATAAACAATTTTTTAGCGGAATGGAAGCAGAGCGACTACATCAACCCTGATGGCTTGGAAGCAGCCTATAACGCTATGATTGTCTTGGTGGCTAAAGTAGAGTCACTAGAACAACAGGTTGCAACTCTGCAATCTCTACAAGAAGGAAACTAATGTCATTTAATGTATCTAACGAAGCAAAGATTCAGTTGCTTACTCAGCGTATTGAAGCCTTGAACCTTGAAGGTTACCAGCACGAGCTAAACAAGAAGTCTGCCGAATCTCTAGGTAACGCTGAACTTGTTGAGCAGTCAAACACCGCTATCGCTGTGATTACTTCTGCTATTGCTGTACACGAAGAAGAACTAGCAGATCTAGCGTAAGTAGAACCAATGGACACCAGAGCCGTAGCCACCTACAAGCCAACACAGGGCATGAAAACTGCTGCTGCGAGGGCTTTGCGTTGGAAAAAAGAAGGTAAGGCTACTGGTGCTGGTACTCCTGTTGGTTGGGGTAGAGCTACGGACATTGTGGCTGGCAGATCTATGTCTTTGAGCGTGGTCAAACGGATGTACTCGTTTTTCGCAAGACACGAAGTAGATAAAAAAGGTAAAGATTTCTACAACACCAGCAACCCTTCAAATGGTCGTATCATGTGGGATGCTTGGGGCGGAGATGCTGGCTTTACTTGGAGTCGTGGTATTGTTGATAGAGAATCAGATAAACAAAGGAATTTGATGAGTGATGTTGTTTTGAGGGCTAATAGTAGAGCCGAAAAGATTATGGCAACTCTCCGTAAGATAAACGGTATTAAGCCAGCACCTGAAACTCGTGTTTCTGATGTTGATTTTGAGATTCGTGCTGATGGGGACAAGATGACGTTCTCAGGGTATGCTGCTGTGTTCAATAGTGATAGCCAGCCGTTGCCGTTTACTGAGCGTATCGCTCCAGGGGCTTTCAAGCGTTCTCTGCAAGCTCGCAATGATGTGAAACTGTTGTGGAATCACGATTCAGGTGAAGTGTTAGGTAGCACTCGTGCAGGGACTATGCGTTTGTTTGAGGACTCTAAAGGTCTTAGGGTTGAAGCGGATCTTGCACCAACTACTCGTGGCAAAGACCTAAGTATTTTGATGCAACGAGGTGACATCAACAAGATGTCTTTCGGTTTCAATGTGCAGTCCGATTCTTGGTCACCTGATGGTAGTGTTAGAACCCTAGAGTCTGTCCGCCTAATCGAAGTGAGTATTGTGACCTTTCCAGCCTACGAAGCAAGTGTTGCCCAAGTACGTTCCGTAGATCAGGTTGAAGTTGAGAAACTTTCTGATGCCCTGTTAGCTTTAGAAACTGAAGATTCACTTACACCTGACCAAGCAGATCTGCTTCAGAACGTTATCAAGCAGATGACTAAGGGTGAGAAAGCTGAAGAGCCAGTAACTGAAGAAACCGAGAAGGTTGAAGAAGTTGAAGCTAAACCTGAACCAAACCTGCTATCATTGAAACAGAAGAAACACGAACTTGAAGGAAAGATGCTCTAATGGCTACTAAAGAACAGATTGTTACCGCTATACTTGAAACCGCTGGTAACCCTGCGGTCGGTGCTGTAAAAGATTTGGCTGAAGCGTTTGCTGATGCAATTATTGCGATTGACACCCCTGTTAAAGAAGTCAGGGTTGTTGAAACCAAAGAAACTCGCTAGTTATTCCCTTTTCTAGCGACCGCCCCACTAGGTTTATTCCCTTCTCCTAGTGGGGTTTTCTCTTTGATAAAATTATTGTGAGGGCTAGGTTGGTTTCGTCTGACAAGTAAAACCTGTAAAGGAACTTGTTAGCACCAGAGTTCGAATCTCTGCTAGTCCACTTTTAGAGTGCGTTATTTTCAGTTACTAGACTTAACTTAGTAGTTGAGTGTCAGCACCGCTACATCTGTTGAGTGTCAGCACCGCAGGAATCCCTCATTCATTTATTTATAGGAGCATTTCATGTCTGAATTTATTAAAATCCAGCAAGAAGCCCGTAAGTCAGCATACGAGCAAGCTAAGGCTTTGCTTGACAATGCAGCATCTGAGAAGCGTGATCTTTCAGGTGAGGAAACTCAGACTTACGAGCGTATCATGGCTGACATTGACGAAAGAGCAAAGCTCATTGACTCAATCAAGGCAACCGCAGAGCGTGAAGAGAGAGCGGCTGAAGCTGCTAACTCATTCCGCCCAACCGAGAGCGCTGTTTCAGCGGACTCTGACATCCTTCGTTCAATCGCTTTGGGCGAGCGTAAGGGTTACGAGTTCGCTCCAGAAAAGCGTACTCTAGTTGGTTCAAGCAACACAGTTCCACAGTCTTTCTACAACGAGGTTTTCCAAGTTGCAAGACTAGTTGGCCCTATGTTGCAGACAAGCCAGATCTTAAACACTACATCTGGTGAGAACCTAACTATCCCAACTCTAACCGCTCGTTCAACTGCTGCTATCGCTACTGCGACTCAGGCTATTAGTGCAAGCGACCCAACATTCTCAAGCATCACCCTTGGAGCATATAAATATAGCTTCTTGGTTGGCGTGGCGAACGAACTGATCGCTGATGCTGGATTCGACCTAACTTCTCTAATTGCAGAGCAAGCAGGTAACGAAATCGGTTTCCGAGTCAACAACGACCTAACTCTAGGTACTGGTACTAACCAGCCAACAGGTTTGGTTACAGCTGCTTCTACTGGTGTTACTGGCGGAACAGGCGTAAGCGGTGCTTTCACTTATGACAACCTAGTTGATCTTGTGTACAGCATTGATGGTTCTGCTCGTCAGCTACCTGGTGTTGGTTTCCAAATGTCAACTACTTCACTTGGTGTTCTTCGCAAGTTGAAGGATGGTGCAGGTAACTACATCTTCGTTCCAGGAACAACAGGAGCGCCAGACACCGTTCTAGGCTTCCCAGTTTACGAGAACCCTGCTTTGGGTGCTGTTGGTGTAAACAACAAGTCTGTCGCTTTCGGTCACCTACCTTCATACAAGGTTCGTATCGCTGGCGGTATTGACATTGCACAGTCACCTGACTATGCGTTCAACCAAGACGTAACCACTTTCAGAGTGAAGATGCGTGTGGATGGTAACCTAACCCACGCTTCACACGTCAAGCTATTCAGAGGTGGCACAGCCTAAACCCCTGAGTTAAACTGAAAACCCCCTTAGTGTGCGTAGGCACTAGGGGGGTTTTCTTATGCTAGTCTAGTGTTACCTACGAGAAAAAGGAAATCCTATGTCTAAGTTAAAAGGTATTGTTTCGGTTGCTTCTAACAGCCCGTATGTTCCTACTGGTTATGGTGTGCAAGCTGGTTTGCTTGTAGATCGGTTGAAGCGTGATGGCATTAATGTTGCTGCTTTGTCTAACTTTGGTTTAGAGGGTAGCAATAGTACTCTAAAAACTCCTGCTGGTGAGATACCACATTATGCTCGTGGTTTTGAGAATTACAGCAATGATGTGACTGCTATGAACCATGCTCATCACGCCAACATTGTGAACAAGAGTAGAAAAGACAAGCTCAAAGATGTACTAATCACTTTGTATGACGTTTGGGTCTTTCAGGGAAAAGCGTATGACCGTTTGCCGAAGATAGCTTCTTGGACTCCGTTAGATCATGTGACTATGCCACCTGCTGTTTTGAAGTGGTTGCAGAAACCTAATGTTGTTCCGATTGCTATGAGTCCGCATGGTGTCCGTCAGATGCAACAGAATGGTTTGGAATGTGAGTATGTGCCTCATGCTGTTGACACTAAGGTTATGAAACCTACTTACAAGATTAATGGTGTTGATGCTCGTGAGTGGATGACTTTAGATAAGAACGATTTTGTGGTTGGTATGAACGCAGCTAATAAGGCTGCTGGCTTGTTGCACCGTAAGGCGTTTAGTGAGAATCTTATGGCTTTCAGTATTTTCGCTAAGGATAAGCCTGATGCGAAACTGTATTTGCATACAGATCCTGTTGGTGGTGCTGGTGGCTGGAATCTGTTTGTGTTGTGTGAATCTATCGGGATTAAACCTGAGCAGATTATGTTCCCTGACATGGCTGACTACAAGTACGGTATCAATACTGAAACCCTTGCCGCTTTCTATACAGCTATGGATGTCATGTTGACTCCTTCGTATGGAGAAGGCTTTGGCGTTCCAACTATCGAGGCACAAGCCTGTGGGACAAGAGTGATCGGCTCTAACTGGGCGGCTACCCCTGACCTTGTTTCAGAAGATTCTTGGCTTGTTGACGGTCAACCATCTTGGGATGCAGGTCAGAACGCCTGGTGGCAGACACCTAGTATTCCTAGTATCGTAAACGCTCTTGAAGAAGCCTATAAAGTTCGTGGCACAAGGTCACAAAAAAGCATTGACTTTGCAAAGCAATTTGATGTGGAAACTGTGTGGACTAACCATTGGATTCCGTTGTTGAAGAAACTTCTTGCATGATCCCTGTACTTGGGATGCTCACCTATTCACGCTTTGAGCTGGCAGACAGACTCTTAGCGAGCATTGACTATCCAGTAGAGAATCTAGTGATTGTAGAT